TAAAAAAGTCATCTTTATATCTTATTGGATTTAATTTACCATCTTCAAAATATGTATTTCTTCCAAATTCTAATAACACAGTATATCCTGGTCGCATATACAATGTTTCTAAAATTTCTAATTGCTTTATATCCCAACATTGAAAATTAACTGTTGCTTGGCGTAAAGAACCATATGCCCCCTTATTCTGTATCTCTACAGAAGTAATACCAGGCATTGGTTTAATACCTAATATATTATTTTCTCCTTTTGTATTTTTTAAAGAATAAGCATTGCTACTTTCTACACCAACACCAAATCGTTGGTTTCCATTAAATAGAGTTCCTCCAGCCAACACATTTTGTGACGCTAAATCAGGCGAACCATTAACATTAACTGATGATGCGAATTTTACCCAAGATGTATTCGAATTTATAAATGTTAATTCTTGTAAAGTCCTATTTTCTTTTCCCGCAATCGTTTGTCGAATACTCAATGAAGATGATATTTCACTTGAAAACGGTTCTTTAAAAATAGACATAACTATAAGTTGTTTACTTGATCAAATAAATTTAATACATTGTTAATATTAGTAGGAACTCTTAATTGGGTTCCAGGGATTGGAAACATAGAACCATTAGTTATATTATTATTTGCTACAGAAATAACCCACCATAATTCAGCATCGTTATAATAGCTATATGCTATTGAATCTAAGCGATCACCGATTGTTACTATAATATATTCATCAGTGTCTGAGTATGGAATATCAGGGTAAATTTTACCTTTATAGTAACGTTTACCTGATGATGTTTTGTACATTATGTTTTTATCGTATCTCATCTAGGTAATGGTTGAATTTTATTTTCTAATTGGGTTTGTAAGTTTGATGGGGCAAATGGTGTTTTAGTTGGTAGTGTTGTAGGGGTTTGTTGTTGGGATTTTGGAATTTCATTATTAGATAATATATTATCATTTGCATCTGAAGGTGTTATTTTAAAATTATAACCTACAGGAGAGTTATTTTTTTGTCGAGCAATTTTAGTAAATTTATTAGGAATATCTTTATTAAAACTATCTTTAGTAGCTCCAGTATTAGTTAATGCTTTATCACTTGATATAAAATAATTAGCTCCATTTGGTATTGTTTTACTAAAGAATCCACCTTCTCTTCTATAAGTTGGAAGATCATTATGAATAACAGTAAAATTAATTGAGACATTTATATTATGTGCTAGTTGTTCATCTATATCCCAACTTGAATCATTAGGTATATCATATGATATATCAGTGATAATACCAGTTTCACCTTTCAAGTAATTTCCTAAGTATAGTCTAGTTAATATACCACCTAATTTATTATTATTATACTGTCCTGCTAATGATGATTCTAAAGCACCTAATGCACGATGACGCTCACGCAATTCAATAATATTAAAACAAGGTATTTGTAAGTTAAATGATACAGTACGTTTAAATTTAGAATACACATATAAACTTTCAGAACGACCAATATATGACACATCATTCCAAGTAGCATTTGAATTAACTTTAAATCCGTTTATATATGCGGGGAATATTATTCTGTGTAAATTTTGTGCGGTGAATGGATTAATTAATTGAAAAACAACAGACATATTTTCTCCATCGTTTCTATCATACATTCCATCTAAACGATTTGAGTCATTAGTAATATAGTTAAATAATTCATTATTTTTATCTAATCCAAAATTTTGAGGATTTAATGGTAAATTTGAATTTTGAGGTAATGATTTTGTTTTGTATGAATAATTAGTATTATCCTTACCTACAGACACATTAGCTCCATCATAAGATATAGTGGGTTTTCTGATTTGTTCTTGCAATCGTTGAAATTGGGATTTAATTGGTGATTTAGGAGGTTCATTAATCACACCTTTATCTATAAATGGGGATGAATTAAATTCATCAGACGCCCCATATAAACTACTACTAGTATAAGCGACTCTCCCATTTCTAGCTCCAATATCTGAAAACTCTTTTACTGCTCTAAATTTATCTAAATCATTAGTATAATCAAATCGTCTAATATTTGTAGTACCAATACCAAATTTTGATCCAGGCCCTCCAATATACTGATCAATTGTGGGGGATAAGAATGGAGATACTAATCTAGATATACCACTTATTTTAGTATTTACTGAATTTAAAAATGGAGATCCACCAAATATATTTGAAATACCTGCTAATGTATTAGTAAATGTAGAAATTCCACCTAATATACTTTTTACTTTAGATTTTAATATATTAACACTAGATTGAGTTATACTAACACCAGGTGTTAATTTATAATATTTGGTTTCTAATTTATTTTGTAGCCCTACTAATCTGTTGTTTTTAGTGGTGTTGTTAGATGTAGCTATATTAATATACTTATAGCTATCTTCCATAAATGGAGTTAATCCAAAACGATCGAAATGATCGCCTATATTACCACCTTCCTGAGCTAATAATGTTTCTTTATTGTAGAATGTTGATGGAGTTAAGCGTGTAGATGTATTAATACCAACACCAAATATATTTGTTTTTGGTAATTCTAAACGAGTATTAGATAATTGTAGACCTGATTGTTTGTTAATAAAATTAATGCCACGTGGGGTAGATTTAATAAGTCTAGATATTCTATCTCTATTTTCTGCTGCTGTATCGGCTATAGTTTTTTCCATACCTACTAGATTGTTATCTTTAATAGGTTTTTGGATGATAGGTTCTGGGCTTGTTCCACCTCCAGGCTTATCACTACCAAACTTTAATGACTTAAATTTGGTGTCCTTTAATTTGTCAAATAATGACATAATTATTTAGGTAATTTATCAGTGTATTTTTGTCCTTTAGCGCTTCTGAATTTATTTTTATTCATAGCATCTGTTTCATCTAAGATAGATGAATTTCTTGTAATTTTTGGATCACCAATTGTAGATGATAATTTATGTAATGTTGAAGTTTTAGATTCAGCATTAAAATTAGGTTTAGTTCCACCAAATCCTAATTTTTTACTTATGTTTTGTAATAATCCCATTGTGTTATTTTGATATAAATATTAAAATTAAATAGATCTTCTTATATTTTGTTGTTGTTTTATAGTAATCGGAGTAGCAAATTCAGATGGACGAGCAATTACTGGTCGTTCTGATAATTGATCAATACGATCACCTAATTTAGTAATAGCATCTACTACAGCACCACCACCACCTAATGATAGAGCACCTGCGGGGCCCGAATATACGTCATTACCTCTGAATAAATTGGTACCGGCAATTACTGTATCGTTATTGTTTAATGCATATGATCCTTGTGGGGTTGATAATGTACGATTACCATAACCAGACATTAAATCATCTGCACCAAACATAGCTTTAAACCCACTAGTATCACCAGCTAATAAAGATAGTGTAGAAGCAAGTCCATCTAATAACATTCCAATAGGACCATCTACAATTCGTACAAGTATATCTTGTAATTTACCAACAGCATTATTAAATTTATCTTGAGCGGTTAATGCTTCTAATCGTCTTGCTACATCTTCACCAGCTAATGCGGCTACCTCTTTAGTAGATTTGTTTAAATATTGTTGTTTTAATAATTGGTCAGATAATTCATCAGCAGATAATCCTAAAGCAGCAGCAAAATCTTTCTGTGCCAAAACATTCATTTGACTGAACTTATTAAAGTTCATATTTTGATTAGCCAATTCTTTAGCTACTCCTGCTTGATCACCTGATAATGCTAATGCACGAGCACGTTCTAAATTTAATTGCTGTCCTGTAATCAATTCAGCTTTTAATTCGTTTTCAATTGATGATTGGAAATCAAGTAATGATTCGGATTGTTTTTTAGTTTGTTCTAAAGTAGTGCCTAATAATTTAGCTTGAGTAACAGCAGCAGCTATTGCTGTTGGATTACCTTTAAAATTAGCAAGTAATTGACCTGATACTTTACCTACTTCGTCAAGTATTTGTTTATTATCTAATTGTATTCCTGCTTGGGATTGTAATGCTTGTGCAGTACCTAATGCTTCAGTTGTTACTGTTCTAGCATTTTTACCCATTGCAACCGTTAATTTAGCTAATCCACCAGCAGATTCTTCTGATATGCCAATTTTACCAGTTAATGAGGTAAATTCTTTAGTTAAATCAGCTGAAAATGTTTGTGCTATTCCTAATTGTTGGCCTAATTTAGCAGTAGATTCTAATAACTTATCTGTAGTAATAAAAGCATCACCACTAGCATTAGCTATAGCAGACATCTCGTAACGAGTGCCTAATGCTTCCATTTTAGTTTGGTTTAGCGATTTAGCTAATTTAGTGACTTGTTCGTCTGCTGCAAATCCAGCGTCAATCAAAGCAGCTAATGCAACTTTTATTAATTGTGATATGCTAACAGCATTTGATAACCCAGCACCTAACATTTCCATAGTACCAGCACCATCAGTAGCAGCTTGCTGCATTGCTTCTATAGCCTTATTAGTCTTTAATAGACCACCTAATATGGGAACTTTACTTATACTTTCAAATATAGCAGGTAATGTGCCTAATTTTCCTTCAATTTTAGTAGATGCACCTAACTGATCTTGTAAAGTAATTAATTGTTGATTAAAATAATCATTTGTTTCCCCTACTAGTTTCTTTTGTTGATTTTTAGTTAAAAATGTAGCCCGATTAATTGAAGCTTCAACCGCTGATTGTTTTTTAGTGGTTTCATATATTTGTTTAGCTATATCGCGAGATGCTAATTGACCCTTTTGTAGTTTATAATCGTTATCTAAAAGTTGTTGGGAATTTCTAGCTAATGAATTTAACGTACCTATTAAATCTTTCTTTACAGCTTTATTAAAGGTATCATTAGCAGTAGTAGCACGTCTAAATACATCTTCAATCTGAGCACCAAGGCTCATAAATGCATCTTTTAAAATATCTGCTGTTTCTTTTACTTCTTTATTTAAATCTCCTGGAGTATTAGCCATACTATAATTTAATTATATAATATAAATATCAAAAGCATCACTTTTGTGGTGATGCCTTGAATGAATAATCGGGTTTAATTGCAGGTCGTGCTATATCTGCTTTAGTTGTATTAGTAGCTTTATTTCTTTGTTTTTCTACTTCTTCGTTTTGTTTATCTATATAATCTTGAATTTTTCTAAATGTGAATTTACGTAACCATATTGGCATATCATAAACATCACTCCAAGAATAACCACCATTACCATGATAAACAATTTCGTGGATTTGAGAGAATACTCCTAATCTATGCTCCGGTGTTAGGCCAAAAAAAGTTAATCCCAATTGGGATATCAACACCCTCCTGTGTGTACCCATCCTTATCAACCGTAATAACTGTGTTTATATCTGGTGTTATTTTTGAGTAATACTCGCGTAATGAGCGTGAATCTTGAGCGGTCAGAGCAGTGTCAACGAACTCACGGATATCTTTAGTTTCGCGCATTCCCTCCACAGATGTTATTATATGCTTTAGGCGAGTTGTTACATCGAATGATTCATTTGGATATAGTTTCTTTAGTCCTTTTAATTCCTGATCGATTTTTCTTTCATCACCATGTGTTAGTATTTTAAATGTTACTAAGTTTTTTGATTGTGGTAGAGTAAATGAAAATTCGTTTATACCTGGAGTGATTAAAGATTCATCAATATTTTTTTCAGTTAATGTTGTTAAATCAACTGTATAATCGTCTAATTGTTTTGTTGATGAATTATAGAATTGAATTTGATATTCTTTACCATATCCTAAAATACGAGCAGCAAACAACAATGCGTTTTTATCTCCAACTAGTAATGTATTAAAATCGATTGGTGATACGATTAATGCTTGTAGTAATTTATCAATTACAGTTCCATTTTGGATATAATTTGAATTTGTTAATATATCTTCATGCTTTGCAGACATATATGACATTTCAATTTCACCAGATGATAATGGATTATCTTTTGGATATAATAAACCTTTTGAAGGTAAGGTGATTGTTTCGGTTGGTAATTTGAATTTGGATTCCATATAACAGTTTTATTGTGCGTATATAAATATATAAAACAAAAACTTTATTGTATTCTTTTAAAAGATATTATATTCCAAGGTGTTAATTTCCAGTAATCACCATCAGGAATTTGATAATATGGGAACGGACCTTTTTCTGGGTTCCATCCTTTACTAATTTCGTTATCTTTTATGGGAAATCTCATTCCTATATAATCGGGTTTTGATCCTTCCCTTCTAGAATTTCTATCTTTTAAAAAATATCGGTCTGGAATAGTACCGGATATTTTTTCTGTGTCTATATATTCATATTTATCAGTTATATATTTTACTCGAGCATTGCCTTCTTTTGTTGTTATATCATATACCCATTCTTTAGGAACAAATTTTTCCTTTTTAGGAGTTATATATGGTGTACCACGACGTAGTAATAGATTTTTTTGTTTATATTTTGAAAGAGAATTTAAAGAAGCATTATCCGGTAAGAAAAAACTATAATTTTCAATTAATATTTTTATAAATTGTTTATCTTCTTTAGACATAATATCACTAAAGAAATCAAGAATACCATTAGATTTTAATGAATCATTTACTGTTTTAGCTAATGCTTCTATATTAGTTATATGATATACTACTTGAGATAAATGAATTTTATTTGCTTTAGGAAATGAATATGAATTTTCTAAATTATATTCAATGTATATTTTTTTATCACCACCTGGGTCTTGAGCAAATTCTCCTACAGGGATATTATCTATAACAACTACATTATATTCTTCATACAGTGATGTTTCCCCACCACCCATATCATATTCTAAATTTGGAATTTTAGATATATCTGAAAATGGAATTGGTTTAATTTCTTTATTTTCTACTAGATATGATTCAGGAGATGAGGGTCCTTGATTAGCATATTCTTTCAATAAATCTAATAATTTAATCATATATATAAATATTTAAAAACAAAAAACCCCTCGACAATATGACGAAGGGTTTTTAAATATTCACAATCTAATTTTAGTAATTCAATACGCAATAATCCATAGCGATTTCTAGATCAATTGATACGGCAGCTTCATTTGACCAATCATATGCTCCAAAGTTAGCAGTTTTTGCATACGCACCCTTAATAATCCATTCTGATACTACATCACCAACTGGTCCTAATACATTTAGAACTAAGTCTTTCTTGTAAAAATCTGAATATCCATCACGTCCAGTTACTGATTCGTGAGCTAAACGAGCCCATTCCATGATTGATTGTGCACCTGAAGGTGTTACTGGATCGTATAATGTCATAGACATATTATTCCATCTTACTTTACCTTTAACTTTACGGTAAGTGTTGATATGATCTAATATGATTTCGCCAGCATCAAATGATGGAGAAGCTACTGATTTTACTAAATATGATGGGATACCATCTATATACATTATGAAACGGTTTTGAACTTTTGGTTCAAAAGCGGTGAACATAATTTCTGAAGGATCTAATACTGCCATTTGTTATATATTGTTTATTATAAATATCAATTATTTAAATTTTCTATTATGCTGGGAAAGCAGCTCCAGTTGGCTGAAGTGTGAAATCCAAGATAATGAATTCAGCAGTTTTAGTAGGTTGAACATAAATCTGACCAACTAATTGGTTTCTGTCGATTACATCTGCTGAGTTGTTTGTATCGTCCATTATTACTTTATAAGCATATAATCCTTGTTTTGAAACGATTTGTTCCATGTATGGATTAACTACTGATAAGAAACGATTACGAGTTACTGTTGTATTTTGTTCAAATACTAATTGGCGAGAAAC